TTTCCATCAAGACTGGTCTCCTCAGTATTTAAAGAACTCTCTTCTCCTGTCAAGTCTATAACGTTAGATTGCTCTTGCGTTACAGGTTGCTCTGACTCAACTGCTTGGTTTTCATTACCAGTCAAGTCAACGATATTTTGTTTAGATTCAGGTTGTACAACCTCTCCTCCAAACTGCTTTACTAATTCGTCTCTTATATCCATTGTCTTAAATTTAATTACTTATTTTTCGCAAATATAGACTTTTTTATTACAAAGTCAAATTATTTAACTTACTTTATTTTCCTCACCTAGAGGTCCTCTCTTACCATCTCTCTGTTCTATCATTTGAGATTGATTTATAGCAGATTGTTGTTGAACCTCTTTTCTAACACCACCTTGTATAGAGGCAGCTCCCTCTTTACCTAAGTTGCCTAGCTCTATCTCTCTAAGTCTTCTTTGGTGTTGGGCTTGCTCAAATTGTTCTTTAAGCTGATACTCCATTTGCTTTAACTCCATCTCTGCCTGAGCCTTAGCTTGAATACGAGCCTGTTCTATTTGAACCTCTGCTTGCATCTCTTGTTGCTTAAGCTGTGCAGCTTGTTGTGCAGATTGTTGTTGCAACTGAGCGTTTTGTTCTGACGCTTGTTGAGCCTGAGCTTGCTGTTCCTCTTGATATTTCTTTCTTCTCAAGACAAGCATTTGATTAGCCATCTTGATATTCTTAACAGAACGAATCATTATAGCATCCTCTAGTCTTAACTCTTTTTGAGCTAAGGAAACTTGAATGTTTTGCTCCATCATCTGCTTCTCTTCCTCGTTAGGCGCAACCTCTAAGGTAATACCAAACTCGTGGATGGATAGCTTCTTCATAAGATCTATTGACTCCATCGAAGTCTCCCCAATAACATTAGAGTACATACTATGTAGACTCTTAAAGTTTATTAGGTCTTGCATACGAACAGTAACACTCTGAGATACTCTCTTAGTTACATTTAAGTAAGCATCATTAATATCTCTAGTTGCGTTATTTGATGCTAGAAGAGATAACTTCTGAACACCCACTAAAGCCTCACTAGATGGTTTAGACGCATCACGAGCCTCGTTAATACCAGTCACGTCACGAATCATCTGCATGTTGTGATTATAAACTCCTATAAGGGTACCAAAGTCTCTACCTATACCGTTTTCTAACTCCTGTATTGGCATAGCCCCTGTCATCTGACCTTCATCATCTATACGTCTGTAGTAGATGTTACCAGTTTGGTCATAAATCTCTTGAAGCTCCATAGGGGTAAACGTACCACCATCTCCCTTAGATACATTCTCTAAAGAACCTATCTCAAATGCAGCACCCTTTGGTCTAGCCTTAGCTAGTGTATGTTGTATCTTAAGGTGAGCTAATTGTATCTGGTCAGCAAATGGAATCATTCTATCAACTAAAGAACGACTCTTCATCTTGTATAAGTTAGGTTGGTATACGATATAAGAAAGTCTAGTCTCAGATAAGTTAGACTTAGTTCTAGGCATATCCTTCATTAAACCATAATCAAATACGTAATCAGAACCTACAATGTATTTACCTGTGTATACAACCTTTACCGTAGAACCAATAGATTTTCTATTAGTCTTGGAGTTTTTAGGTTGCTTGTAGTTGGATGGTTTTTTATTTACTGAGTAACCACCCTTCTTATTTTGTTTCTTTTCGTACTTTAACTCGTGACTTGTCATAAACTCAGCATCTAATACGTTGATGCTAAACTTATCATAATCATAAGTGTTATCTCCATTTTCGTAGTTAGCTGTAGTATCAAAGTACATAGGGTTGTTATTCTTACCTGCGTACTCGTTAGCTATCTTAATATAGTCTTCCTCGCTAAATTGATCTCCAGCCTGTTGCTTTAAGTCAGCAATAGTCATAGAGTATACCTCACCTGCATGCTTCATGTTTTTAAAGTCAGCAGACGAAGAGAAAGATGTAATTAAGTTTGAAGGGTCTACGTATCGAATACTAAGACCACTTGTAGGAGATAGGTCCGTTTTAGCTGCACACAATCCTAAAACAACAAGATCACGTATCATGTATCTTTTTACTTGATCGTAATCGTTTATATTTAGTGTGTACTCAATTGCTTTTTCTAAAGCTATCTCAACGTTTTGCTTATAGTTTAAAGCCATAAACATATCAACCTCCTCAGAACTCTGTGCTACAAAACCATTTGGAGCTAAAGGTATACCAGTCTCATCCTCTAGGTTCTCTAAGAAATCCTTAGACAACATATCCCCAAGCATTTGCTTCTTCTTCTCTAACCTTTTGTTAGCTGCGATAGGGTCTATAGACTCAGCCTTGACATCGTACTCTTGATTAACCATCCCATTAACGATAACGTCAACGAACTTAGGTATAATAGATACAGGACTCCAGTCTATATTAAGGTAAGAGGTATCCCCCTGGACATCAAGTAAGTCTTTATATTTACCAACATCTTGATTACCTTCAGCATAGCTTCTATTCCTAGAGTATCTTAACTTTTTATCTCTAAAGTATACGTCACTGTTATTGTGCCAATCGTAGTACATTGTTTTAAAGTACTGTAACCCATAAGCCAATGAAGCTTTCTCCTCGTTTGTAGACAAAGGAGAAGGGTAACCGTATGACTCTTGTTTCTTGTTAAGCATATCTATTTTATTTTTTTACTAAACATTCCCTTATTAGAGTACCTCTTAATTAAGGGAGATGATACCTTTAATTCTTTTTTTGGTTTAATGTATTTTTGAGAAGCTAGTAAAGCTAAAGATGAAGATATACTAGCATCATACTTTGTTCTGTTATCTATTTCAAATCTACTCCAGTCATCAAGCAAAGTATTAAAATAACACCTTCCCATCTCTCCTGTATCAGACTTCATACCCACGTGGTCATATATATAAGTCGCTATAGCTTCTGCTTGAGCGTTTATAACTGCAGCTCCAGAACCAGGTATTCCCTTTGTCTTTTGCTTTCCTCTACTCCACTCAGTGTGAGTCATATCTGGTCTATCCATTAGGTACTCGTAGTAACCTCTATTCTCAAAGTATTTTAGTATACCTACCTTGTTATTCTCAACTAATATCTGACACCCATAGAAAACACACATCTTAATCATGTCTTCGTAAAATATCTCCGCTTTAGGCGGTCTATTAATATACTCACATACAAACTGCATAGACGCATCACTTGACATGCTAAACTTATGAAAAACATGAGCAGCAGCATCAGATCTCCTACCATCAGTAGTGGTGTCATGGTCATAAGGGTCACAACCTGCAACCAATTCTCCTGACCTTCCAGGAAATTTTTTATTGTGCCTAGAAGAGATAACGTTTTGATTTTGAGTCTCTGGAACCCAAGTAATCTCCCACTTACCTTTTCTATGAGGTATCCACATAACCTCGCTATCCTGTGTGCCATTCTTCCAGATAAACTCTCCCCTTGTTGTAGGGGTGTTGTTAACTTCGTTGTAATCCATCTGCTGATAGATTTTTTCAACGTCAAATATACAACTTTGAGTGTCATTTCTAAAGGCTTCCTCTATAGTAAATGGAAACTGTCTTTTAAATTCTGATAACGATGTCGTATCATTCTTTAAAGCATCCCTTCTATTTTGGATATAATCTTTAGCACCAACATCAATAAGCATCTCATCCACACCCATTACAGACTCCTTAGGGGTATCTATTACAGAGTTACCATACTCATCAATAAAACCCTCTAGGTTATCATAAGCTGGTATAAATAACTTATATAGTCCACTCTTGGTTCTACCATTCAAGTCTTTCTCTCCCATGTCAGAGTCGTAGAATATATCCTTATACTCTGACCCACCATCCTGTAGCTTGTTTGCAGTAGATCCCATTAAGCATTTACCTACAATCTTTCTACCTAGTAATAGACAGGTTTGAGTTACACTCCAATTCTTCTTTATAGAATTTTGACCAATCCATTTAGCTGCCTCGTCATGTACTAGAAGTTTAAGCTTCTCACCATCGTAACTATTATCTCCAGTGTTTTTCCAATCTATACTAGAGTTTAAGGCTTCAGAGTTTTCTATATGCTTTTGATTCTTTGTAATCTTCTTAGCAGGTTCTCTAAACGCAAGCTCTACACGAGGGTTACTAGAACCATCTTGTATCGGTTGAAAAAAGAAAGGGTAGTTACGATATATACGCACCACCTTATCTGTAAACATAGTCTTAGCATCTGCCCCAGTCTTTGATAATATACCAAACCTACTCTCGTAAGTCATTGTAGATAAATTAACTGTCTCACTACTAGCCATATAGGAAAAACCACTACGTCTGTTTTTAAGAAAACACATCCCGTAAGAGTTCTTATCTAATTTACACGCTTCCCAAAAAATAAAGAACGTCCTGTTAGCAGCCCTGTAATCAGGATAACCAACGTCTATCTTGCTCCACTGAATAAACATATAATGCGATCCAGTGATATACGTAGGAACTCCGTTGTTATAAAACCATAACCCCTCCATTCTACGCCTAAACTCTTCCTCTATGTAATCTACATAGTCAGAAGCGTTCTCCCTTGTTAAAGCTTTAGGTGGTTGAAGTCTAGTCCACTTCTGCTTTGCTTTGGGTAAGTCGTGGTAAAGTATATCTTTCTTGTACCTAGGCTTTTTAGGTAAGACAATTGTTAAATTGTCAAACTCCATTACCTCACCATGACTGTCTTTACTTAAATATATCGTATTACTTTCTTGCATACTTCTCTGCAAAAGAGCCTTTGAAGTCTTTCTTATCTTCTATTAGGGTTTGACCATCTTTTATTCTATCCTCAAGGTTTTTTATCCCTAAAAGGATTTCTTGACAGTCTTCAAAACACTCTCTCTTTGCTTTTATTGCTTGTCTTCTCTTTGCGTCATCCTCCTCTAGTAAAGGTTTACTTATCTCCTCTATAAGAAGGTCAATAGCTCCCTTACTTGCTTCTATAAGCCTCTCTAAGGTCTCTAGAGCATAATTCTTATCATTACTCTCCATACGAAGCTAACACGTCAAAATTACGCATCCTAAGGAGTTTCATGCCATCTATATCCATATCATACTCAGAGTTCTCACTCCACATGACTCTATCTCCTTTTTTAACTCCTTGCTCCTTCATCCAGTCATTAATAATAACTGCTCTTCCATGAAACTCTACTTCAGACGCTGATGTCTCTAAAAATATTCCAGACTCAGATTGCTCTGGTTCCTTCATCTCTTGCTGCATAAAGTTCCAAACACCTACAGGAATATACTCTTCACCTCTTTTGATAAGGTATATCTGTTCTGCAAAGGCTTGATATATATTATCTTTATCAGCATGCTTAACATGGTTTACAGGTGTCGCTATAAAGTGGTGAAACCAAACCTTATCACCCTCCTGTATTCCTGTATCCTTAGTATCTTGTATTGGTGTTTTATACACCGTCCCATACTGTCTAGCTAATTTCATAGGGTCGTAAGATGTATCTCTGTATATCTCTTGACCGTTTAACATTAACGTATCCTCTGTTTCTTTTTCTACTTCTATCCAGTAGAGGTCTTTAATTGGCTTCATCTTTTTTTCTTTTAATTTACTTTACTTCGTAGTCATCTAGGACATCTGTGTTGTATTCTATAGCTGTTGGCTGAGAGAAAAACCTTTTCCAAGGTCTAGAAAATTCCTCTGCCTCTTTCTTTATGTACACGTCATACACTACCTGTTGGTGCTTATACCAAGCTGCCTCGTCTTGTATGATTGCTGTTATCTTTAAGGATCCTCCTAACATCTTTTGACCTACCTGGTAAGTCAAACCCTGCTTTAAGTCCCCTATAGTTATCTTTCTTATAATAGGATTTATTGCTTCCATTTTAATTTAATTTAATTTTTTTTATTCTACTCGTATAAATCTCTTGATAATTTAACGTATCCTACTTGAATACCTTTGGATGATGCTGCATGAGCCTGCACCCCAATAAAAGGTAATAAGTTTATATCATCTGCAGCAGCTAAAGATTTTTTAGTTTTAACTGATTCTCTAACACCACCTGCAGTTGTTGTTATAGGTGTTGATGTTAAACCATATTGAATATTGTTTACAAAAACGCTAATCTTTCTATTCTCGTCAAAAACAATACGAAGTCTATATACAGTATTTACAGCAACTGCAATACCTAAATTTGTAATATAATCTACACCAGAAACGCTGTATACAAAATGTAAATTAGCATTAGTAGTTAAAGATCCTAGATCATCATCTGATGCGTATAAAAAATAAGCTTGATTTGCATCTGTAACAAAACTTCCATTTGATGTTAGCTTTAAACCAGCAAAAAATGAAGTATCAGCAATAGAAGAAGAAGTAGATATAGCTGTAGAAAATTCTGTTTTATTTTCTGTTCCAAAACCTACAGAAGACCAGGCTGAAGAATCAAAACCTGCTGGTAACTCAGCATTAGCGTCTCTTGTAGATAATATGCTTTTATCGTTATCTGTAGTACCTGTGATTAATTTTAACCCAGCAAAAGAACCGTCTCTTCCTGTGTTAGCAGATATTTGAGTAGACCCACCGCTAGTCCCACTTAAAACAAAGTTTTGATTAGGAGTTATGTAAGGATCTATAATAAAGAATAACTTAAATGTTTGGGATGCTATATCAGTACCATTAGTACCAAGACGTATCTTACAAGATCCATTTGCAACATCATGAACTAAAACATTAACCATAGCATTATCTGCTATTGTTCCTGCGTCATGAAGATTCACTAAAACCTGTGATGACGTTCCAAAAATATGATTATTAGTAAATGTAAACTCTACAGTATCAGTAGCAGCTAAGTCTACAGCCTGCATTGTTATAACTCCTAACTTAGCATCAAAAACAACCTCTGTTGTAGCACTTGTTTGTTGAGTTACATTAGGATTGTCTAGACTAGGTACTTTTTCAAAACTTTCTATAAGCTCGTACCTATCATCAGATTGAGATAAAGTACCAGATATATTAAGGTTACCACTCTTGTCTAACTTCATCACGTCTGCACCTGATGTACCAAATGTCATAGAGTCATTAGAGTGATCATAAAATATCTTACCTACATCGTTGTCGTTAGCATCACCAAAGTAAATATTACCTGATCCTGCTGTACCTGAAAGTATAGATAATCCAGAATCTCCTGAGTTTTCTAATATTAACTGGTTAGCAAAAGAACTAGCAGTAACTGATCCAGCACTTACAGACATAACATGAAGTAAACCATCAGGTTGAGTTCCTCCAGTACCAATACCAACTTTTAAAAATTCTACACGATCTGTAGAGAGGTTCATAGCGGTAGAGTTACCATTACCTGTTTCAACACTTCTAAGCGTTGAGTTTAAGACCTCAGTACTTGTCTGAAGTATTCTTTGATATGTCTTCGATATAGATTTACCTTTTAATGAACCCATTTTACTTTTTCTTTATTTTCTCTATAGACCTACCTGCAAAGTAAGCCCCATATACTGTTATTAATAACGTTTGATATATAGGAATGTAACTTTCTTGAATTACAAAACCTCCTATATTCCCATCAAATACTGACAAAACTACAAAAATTGCAGTTAAAAATATACATATTAACGGTCTAATATTTTTACTAAGCCAGTTATCAGACTTCATATCTGCCTCCCAACGCTTAGTTACTTGCTCCTGTGCTTGAGATTCAGCCTTAATGAAGATTTCCTCCATAGCTCTTTTAGCAGCCATTCTTTCATCTTCAGATGTGGTTAAATTATCTACCACATTTCCAACCTGCTGTATAAGCCCTCCTCCTAATAAATCTAATATCTTACTCATATACTAGGTTTTACATCTGCGTATCTATACTTAGTGTCACCATCCTCATCTTTGTACGCCTCTAAAACTTGGTTTCTATTACCCGTCTTCTTTAAAGATATATGCACCCAAGCAAAGTCAAACTCATTAATCATTTGATCAAACTCTAATCCTGAATCTAGAATCCAATCGTAGATAGCTTTATTATTCATTTTTCCTCCTTCCCAAAACTGGAGATCCAATGCCTCACCTTTGCAATGCTGCGACTTAGAGCTGCCACCAATAGCACGATTGAGTGACGGGTTGCGATAACCACTACTGATCCTGATAGGACCAAGAGAGTCACGAAGAGGTTGTAAAAGAACACTAATAATCCTTTGCGTATTTTCCAAATGTTCTTTTGTCGGCTCATTACTTATTCCCAATCTCTTAGCTGTATTGCTTCGAGTGATTTCTGATAATACAAAGTTTTTACTTAGACGCATCTATATATATCTTTCTAGTTAGTGTTCCATCACTCGCTATATATAATCCCTTAACAGGACTAACCTCTCTTCCAAGTAAGTCATAGTAATGTGTTGGTATAAAGTTTGTACTCTCTACCTCTTCTATATCTATAGTTAGACACCCTACATCGACTAACTGCTGTGTTTGATCTTGAGGCCAAGTACCTAAAGAATCTATCCAATCTACATCAGATAAGAACCCGTACTCTGCATCATCTATATATAGATAAGCACCATTCCATCCATCACCATAACTATCTTGCATATTAATTTGATAGTACTGAGGTAGTATAGCTGCACCAAAATAAGGAGCTCCGCCCTCTAGGATGACACTTCCATTGCAGGTAAGTATTTGCCAAGTAATCTCTGCTGAGAAATCTCCTGCTGTACACTCTACAAATGCTTGAGTTTGCTGGGCATTAGCATTTTTAGATATACCTATAAGTATAATAAAAGCTATAGCTATAGCTAAAACTAAATAACCTGATTCTCCTAATTCTTTTTTATTCATTACTGAAATTTATTTAATGTTATCTCGTCAATAACTAATTGCACTTCTTTTTTAGTTGCAACAAGCTGCATCATTATATTGGGACTAAACCTTTGCTGCTCTATCCCATTATCAAATATAATAAGGGTAGGTATAGCCATAACTCCATACTTCTTTTGTACGCCTGAGTTTTTTACTATAGACAATTTGTAAGGGTCACAATCTTTAAGATCCTCTAAAAACGGAACTTCATTGCTTTTATTCCACTCTGCCCAGAACTCTACAACAGTTATACCTTTAGCTATTTTACTATCAAATGAGCTAGAAGTAACAAACTCTTGAGCTAGAATATTCAGTGGCAATAATAATATGAAGATTAGCTTACTCATATAGTTTTTCTTTTATCATCTTGATGTCATCTTTTATTTCAGTAACATCATCTTGTGTAGACATAATAGTTTGGCGTATAAGCTGGTCTTTCATATCAAACTCCATACGAGTAACTTCTGGATCTTGAGGTAATGGTAATTCTTTAGCCTCTGCTATATCTGCTTGTAAAGTAAACCACATACCTACTAGTGTCACTATTCCAAAACCTATCCCTATTAAAGTCTTAATGCTTATATTTAAAGACGTGTCTTCGCTTAATTCTTTTGCCATTTTTTTTAAAATATTAAATAATTTATTCCTGTTTTCATTTCATAAGACTTTATATCCCAATACTTAAGGTGTCTACCTTCTACAAATATACTAAAATGTTTGTTAAATTTCACACCCACAATTAAACCTACATCCCACTCAGTAGAGTTATCAGGATAGGCGTATGAATAATCACTTAATCCTTTATGTATAGGGTATACAGAAGCCCATGTGTGTAGCCAGGCTTGAGCCGAATAGAAATAGTAATCGGCTCCTATAACTCCTGATACTTCTTGCTGGAGTCCCATAGACTTAAGTTCTCGTCTATTATATTCGTTTACAGCCTTAGTGAAGTGATAAGTATAAAACTCTACATCCGACATAGAAACACACTCTCCATTTCTGGTCCAACACTCATTTTCGTCACTGTAAAAACCAAAATCATTAGCTAACTGCCACCAGTGTTTATTCTCTGGTATTGCAAACCAAGCCTCAACAGGAGAGAAGCCATATACAGGGTGAGAGCGATGAGCTATGCCCATAGTAAAATCTATACTTCCAAAGTTTTTACGTAATCTAAACTCTCCCTGAGTGTACTTCAAATCTATTAAGCCATCATCTACATAGGCAGCTCGTGCTGTGTAGTTATTTGATATATACCTTACTTTATACTCGTGTTGACTAAATTCCATACCTCTATCACGAAGTGTAGAGTACTCTAGTAAATACTCCAAACCAGGAGCGTTAGATACAGTAGCATAATCGCTTATAGCATTCTCTGCCCCTGTGTAAAACATACCTTGCTTAACTTGATAGTCAAACCTAGCTATTTTTCTAAGCCCTATGGTTAAGTTAAAGTTTGGCTCACTAACTTGTGTAACCTCTACAAGTTGTCCTGAACCTGCTACACCATCAACAATAAAAGATTGGTTTTCTGCGAAGGGAGCCCCAGTAGAGAGGCTTGCATAAAAGGTAGAAAAGCGAAACACCTGAGCAGCAGATGTTAATGAAGATAGAAAAAATAATAAGGTTAATAGTTTCTTTAGCACTTCCATCGTCTTCTAGCTTGTCTAATTCTTGAGTTGGGATCGTTTTGAGTCTTTTGACTACTTCTCTTTAATTGACCAAGAGATCTAGCACAGTATGACTTTCTTCTTTTAGCGGACTTACTACCAGGCTTAACATCTCCTGTAACAGCAGTTTTAAGTTTACTACCAGGGTTAGCACGCCTGTAAGCATTAACACCTTTTTGTGTCATACCAGCTCCAGATTTAGTAGGTCTAAAGTTGCCAGACTTAATGCTAGTCTTTATCCCCATTCCTTTTTTTGCCTTCTTTACTGCTTTCACTTTTTTATATCTAGATACTCTTCCTTTTTCGTTCTTTTCTTTTTGTGCTCTAGCTTTCTCTGATGGTGTTACCTCACTCCATGTTGATGGTGTATCTTTGCTAATCTTCTTAGTAGGGCGAAAGGTGTTCTCCCCTCCAGAGTAATCTTTCTTTCCTGAGGGTGTCTTCCAGTTTTCTTTAAACCACCTCTTAAGGTTTAACCCTGCCTTTGTTTTTCTTATAGCCATAGGTTATCCTCTTTTCTTTCTGCACTTAGCTATAGCTCCAGAAGCGTAAGCACTAGGGAATACTTTGTAACTAGCCTTTACTTTATGATAGCACGCATCCTTTACAGATCCACCCTTCTTCATAGTCTTGACCTTCTTACTTTTATTCTTTCGCTTTACAGCTTTGCAGGTACAACCTTTATGCATTACTTTCCAACTTTTTTCATTGCTATTGTGTGAGCTTGAGTGAAGGTTTTACCAGATAGCATAGCTTTTTTCATAGAAGCCATGTGTTTCGCACTATGATGAACTGAATGTTTCTTCATAGTTTCCTTTTGCTTATCGGTTAAACCTTTTGATTTTTTAATTGCTTTAGCCATAGATTACTTTTTTGCAAACTTCTCTACCCCAGAAATACCAAACGAGCCTAACACAACCCACACAAATGAATCGTATACAAACTCGTTTATAATTAAATCTGTTCCAACCCAACCTGTAACAAGGTCAGCAACCATTATAAGGCACATAATAGCAAATGCTATAAACCCTACGATAGCCTTCTCATTCCAGTTGTTGTCGTTCTTAAATATCTCCATTATTCTGAATCAGGTGTATTATCAATAATAAATTTACTAACCTCTGAGTGAGTCATTAAGGTATTCTTAGGGTAGGTTAAACCTTTCCCTAAATCTAATAATGCACTTACCTCGCCTTCTTTCCAGCTTACTTCTAATTCCACAATATAGTAGTTAGCATTGCCAACTTTAAATTTAGGTACTGCACCAAACTTTCTTAAGTTATATGCTCCTAACTCTTTAAAAGTTGGGTGTAAAACTTCTTTTAAACTACCATCCTCGTTATAAGAAGGTATGCCATAAGTAGAAACTAATTCTGTTGGTATTTTACTTTCGTAAGTTGATGTGTTAAGACACATATATACGTTACCTCTCATAACTATCTTGATATTTTAACTGTTCCTCTGTCGTTCCATAACCTACCTGATGACCTTGGGTCAGAAGTTGGTAAGCTATTACCCATAGCAGATGAAGACAAGCTATCTGCTTCTACTGAGTCGTCAGAGCTGTTTTGTACAGACTTCACTAATATGTGACAGAAAGCTCTAAGCTTCTCTGCTGTAATACCTCCTGTTCCTGTACTCTCAAATAACTCCTCAATCATATCAAGAAGTTCAGCTCTATCTCTTTTTTCGTCAGATGCTACTGTAACTTTAGTAAGGGTTTGTCTTCTTACTTTTGATTTATATGAGTTTTTTACAGTTGAGTCTTTGTAATCTCTTTTTGCCATTTTTTATTTATTTTATAATCCGTAATCTGATGAGAAGTCATCACTAAATGCTGAACCTGGTTTATGTTGACTTAATCCTGCTTTGTAGTTTTGTAGAACTTCATCTGCTGATAATTCTTTGTTTTTATAAAGCCTAACATCATCTATTAGGTTTTTATAGTTTTTACCAGTGTCTGTTGAATCTCTACCAATGTTTCTTGCTAAGTTTGTTGATACTATAGCACCTGAGTTTCCTGTTTGTGGTTGACTTACTGCGGTTAAATCATTTATATACAACTTTAAATTACCACTAGCATCTCTTGTACCTGCAAAGTAAAACCAAGCCCCATCTGATACAGAACTTGTTATATTTGATGTTAGTTCCGTTCCGTTTACCCAAAAAGAAACATACCTAGTACCTCCACTAGTATTTGTCAATATTGCAAATGAACCTGGAGGTGCTCCTACTGGGTTACCTCCATTAATAAAAATGACGTTACCTTTGTTAGAACCACTATTTACAAATGTATATTTAGCCCAACCATCTATTGAGAAAGCACCTGTTCCAAAATCTAAGCTATCATCATCATCGACTTGAGCATAACCACTTCCATCTAAATTTAAACTATGCTCTCTAAGTCGAACATCGTTACCTAAAATGTCTTCTGATGGGTCGTTAGGGTCTGCTACTAGAGTAACCACATCTGAACCTATCGTTGGCTTACTCCAATCCATCAAACCA